CTGTTAGAATATCCAATGTAATTAAAAGGAGTTAATTTCATTAATTCATCTACTTCATCGTCTGGTAATACTTTGCCTAACGCATTTTTTAAATCATTTTTAGTAACTTTTCCCGAAACTCTTGATATTTTTTTCATCATCTCGTACCCATTTATTCCTTTTGTTCTTAAAACTGATTGAATACCTTCTGTTATTACAATCCAATTATTTTCTAAATCTTCATTAATTTTTGTCTTATTAATTTCTAATTTTCCCATTCCTTTTAAGATTGATTTATAAGCAATTATCGAATGAGCAATACAAGTACCTAAATTTCTAGTAATTGTCGAATCTGTTAAATCACGTTGTAGTCTTGAAACAGGTAATTTCCGAGAAAAAAATTCTATCAATGTATTTGCAATCTGTAAATTCCCTTCTGCATTTTCAAAATCAATGGGGTTGATCTTTTGAGGCATTGTACTACTTCCTGTCTCATTTTCATTGATTGTTAATTTAAAGTAATCAAATGAAATATATAACCACGTATCTTGACACATGTCAAGCAAAATAGTATTAATTCGTTTCAAATTGTCTAAGGTTTTTGATAAACTATCATAATTTTCTATTTGAGTTGTATATTTACTTCTTACTAATCCGATTTCTAATATATATTCATCAGCAAATTGAATCCAATCAATATTCGGGTAAGTATAATGGTGAGCGTTGAAATTGCCGACAGCCCCCCCAAATTTAGTAAATAATTTTATCTTTTCTTTCATTTGTTGTTCTAAACGATACAAAAAAACTTTATATTCTTTCCCCATAGTTGATGGAACAGCTGGTTGCCCATGAGTTCGGCAAAGAATTGGAATATTATACCATTCTTCAATTCTTTTATTCAATAGTTTATTTAATGAACATAATATTGGTGTTATTTCTTCCTTCAAACATTCTTGAAGTGGAAGCATAATAGCACTAGTATTAATATCTTGACTCGTTAAACAAAAATGAACAAATTCCGAAAATTCCGTTAAATCCCATTCTTTCATTTTGTCTTTAAAAAAATATTCAACTGCTTTAACATCATGATTAGTAATTTTTTCAATATCTTTTATTTTTTGAGCATCTTCAATAGAAAAGTTTTTTACTAAATTTGTAAATTTATCTTCTACATCAAAAATTTTTTCAAAATTTGAAAGTTTTAAAGTTTTCATTAATTTTAAAAAATAAGAAACTTCAATATGTAATCTGTATTTAAAATAAGCATACTCTGAAAAATAATTACTTAAATTTTTTGTTTTTTCATGATATCTTCCGTCAATTGGTGATATAGAAATTAATTCTTTCATTTTATAAATTATTGTATGTATTATATTCTTATTAAGTAATTAAAATTGATTTTAACGATAATTAATAAATTTATAATATATTGATTAAATTAAATATAAATACACTATAATGAATACAAATAGTAACACATTATATTTATTACCTTCGAAAGAAATTGAATATTCTAGTTACTTATTCCAGAAAATGTCTCTTAATACAAAATATATTCAAAAACCAAAAACACCAATTGAAAAATATGTTGAATTTGGAAGAAATTGTCCTTCAGAAGGTTGGTTTTTCCCTTGTATTAAATGTTGTGCTATTACAAGCCATGAATGTCAATATGACAATACAAAAGCTTCTTTATGTCATCATTGCAAAATACACCTAAAAAAACATTTATCTGAATACCATAATCCAATAACAGTTGATGAATTCTGTATCAGACAAATTAGAACAAATTTGAGCAGAAATTTTAGTAAAAAAAATATTTATCGTAAAATTATTGAATATTAGAATTTAACGGATAGATAATAGTTCCGGACTTAAATATATTAAAAAAACTTTTTTTAATTGGTAATCTATTATGTCTATTATAAATTCTTCTTTTTCGTCTTCGATATCAACAAATAACTTTCAAAGATTCATAATGGGTTCTTGTATGTCAGCACAACCCATTATTATACCACAGGGAACTTTGGCACGTGAACCAACAGAAGAAGAAGTTGCGATTCTAATGATAGAAATATATGTGGATGTTGAAAAAGAAAGAATCGGAAAAACATTGAAAAAATTGAATACTATTTAAATTTATTTTATTTATTTTCAAACTTTCAGTCCTAATTATTTATATAATAATGAAAATTAAAATTGATTTTTAGAATATTTAACCAATGCTACTAAATAAGTAGTTATTCACTAATTATGATAATATATTAGTAAAATAATATATCAATCTATTAAGTTGTAGAAATTATTTCTACTTTTCTCTAATTTTATTAGAGCCTAATATATAAAAAAAGTTGAAAGATATGTTCTAAACCTCTACTTTCTCTCTTTTAATTTTTTTTATGATTCATTTTAAAATAAAAAATGATAGAAAAATTAAAAACCCACATAAAATAAATTATGGACTGGTTTAATATTTTTAATCTTTCTATCATCTTTATTTTTAATTTATAAACTTAAATTAAAAAAACAGAAACATTAAAAAGAAATATCATCAAAGTGTTTAATACTCTTATTATAATATTAACATGTTTTCATTATACTTAAGTATAATGGAGAGAAGATATAATAACTCCACATATTGAGATTTATTAATAATTAATAATATTAATTATTAATAAAGTACCATTAATGCTTATCGGAGATATTATAAGTTCAACTTTATACAACTAAATTATCGTTACTTCAATTTTAGTTTTCGTTTTAAATATATATCGTTTCGGTTGTTTCGTAAGGAAAAGATGTATCTTTTAGTTTCCAATCAATATATGCAATATCCATTTCATTACCCAATATTTTACATAATTTTTGAGAATGTTGTTTATCATTTAAAAAATCGTTAGCAAATTCTTCTAAAATTTTAGGAATTGTATCTACTTTTGTATCATATCGAAAAGATATGTTTGAATAATTACATAATTGTGATGTGGAAGATTGTCTTAAAAAAATATTTTTTATATTAATTTCAAATATATCTTGACTTATTTTAGAAATTTTAATTTTTGGAATTTTAAAAGCAATTAAAATTTCTTTATTTTTATATATTGTTCTATTTTCATAAAGAAAATATTCTAAAAATTTTATGTCTTCCTCATTAAAATCACTATACTTAATATAGACTGTAAAACGTAAATAAGATTTATTTTTTAATGAATACGTCCTTATCCAACCCGCTTTTAGTTTTATATCCCAATCAATTAATGCACCTATAGTATTATGTTTTTTCCATTTTCGTAGAAAAGTATAGCTTAATTCTGGTGAATACATCTCGCTATTATATTAAAATAATATTTAATTCTTAAAATAACAATTTTAAATTACTTTATTTTCAATTATGTATTTTTTACATAATTCATATACCATAAATGTAATACCAGATTGAGGAGTTACTTTTGCAATACCAGTAAAATATCCACTATAAAAACCTCTAATACCATTTATTTTATAAATATTTTTAACAGTCTTAAAAATTCCTATATTATGTTCTTTATTAACTTGAAGTTTTCGTCTTATTAAATCTGATGGATATGTTATCGAAATTGCCGCTGTTCCCGCAGCAGAACCATTTACTAAATTTATTAATGTATTTCCAGTTGGATTTGTATGATCTTTTAAATAATTAAATGTATAAAAATTTATAGTCAAATATGGAATAAATCCCATACAACTCATTGTATATCCTTTGAATAAACCTTTAATTCCTTCTGTTTGAATAATTTTGGTACAAGCATTTGTTATACCAGTATATTCAGGATTTAGTCTTGATTGAATTGTCAATCGTGTTCGAATAACTTCCAGTGGATATGTAAATGTTAAAGATGTAAATCCAGCAGAAGCACCAGATAACAAATATCTAGCATTTTTATTAAAATAATTATTATTTGTCAAATAATAATTAGTCTGCTCAAATGTTAGAAATTGAATAGCAGAATAGGGCAATGTTCTTATTAAATAGGTTCCATTTCCTCTAAAATATCCTCTAATACCTTCAGTTTGATAAATATTTCTAAAACATTGTGAAAAACTTTTACTTGAACTATCAGTAGTTTGTTTAAGAGTTTTAATAACTTCTAATGGACTTGTACATGTCCTTGCAATACATCCAGCAATACCTCCACTTATTAAAGATCCTGTTTTACTAATTTGAGATGTTTTATCCATTTTATACTTATAATGATGTATCTTTATTAATTAAATTAGTATTCTTTTATTCAATTTTATTTATTATAAAGAATAATATTTATTCTTTTTTACCACCAAAATATGGCTTGCCTAAATTATTATCAACCATCCATTCATTCACATTTTCAGCAACAGATAAACAACCACCATTTATATAAATTGTACCAAGTAATCTTCCATATTTATCCCATTTACCACAACGAAGGATTATGATTTTATTTAAAATCTTTTCTTCTAATAATTTCTTTGCATATTTTGCTTTTTTTTTGATTTCATCTCTATTAGGATCTGAACGCGAAGGTTTCATTTCTGGTGAATCATATCCATACATTCTAACTTTATGTTTTTCGTATCTTTTATTTAACTTAAATACAACTGTGCACGTATCACCATCGTAAACATCAACTACCTTTGCTCTTAAAACTAATCCTTCAAGTGTATATAAATCAGTATTAGTATTATCTTTTTTATTTAAATAATAATCACTTAGACACTGTCCCATATTAATTAATATTAATTAATTAATATGTTCAAAATCTTATTTTATATTAAGTAAAATATTCTCAAAAATTCATTACAATTTTGTGACGTTTTTGTTCTGGCAAACATCTTTTTATTTTGGATTTCAATTTATTGCATAAATCTCTTAATTCTCTATTTACCAAATTTTTTTCACTTAACTTCTTTATATCAGTCAAACGCAACCATTTGATTGCCGCTATTTCACGTGTATCAATTGGACCTCTTTCTATTTTCCTATCATCTTTATTTATGACAAAATAATATGTACTGTGAATTTTTATCCTTTCTTTAAAATCACACAAACTATATGTTAATCCTGTTTCTTCTTTTATTTCACGAAGAGCACATTCTTCATAGGTTTCTTCCTCTTCTAAGCCACCTTTTGGTAGTCCCCATTTTTTACTCATTCTACCGAGGACTACTAAAACATAAATTGTGCCTTTAATATCATCGATATTTAAAATAATTCCTCCACAACATTTTCTTCTTTTTTTTTTTAATATAGTGTTAACTATGTTCTTTGCTTCATTGTCAATTAAATTACGATTAGACGGAGAATTTAAAATTTCATCTATAATTAATCTACTTTTATCTATAAATTTGTTACTATGTTCTCGCTTCTCGCCTAAATGCATTTTAGAAACAATATCATTACATAAATTATTTATTCGCTTTTGTGGAGGTATATATTTATTAGATACGTTCTCTCTCTCAACTCGTTTTACTTTTGTTGTACATCCCATCATAGTATAGTATAAATGTATACTCTAGTAATTACTAAACAAAATAAAATTGTTATTTATAATTATATAAAAAAAAATCTATTTTATTTTTGTATAGGTATAATATAAGTGTTAAATAATATTATGTCAAATATTAAAATAAAATTACACAAATTACAAACAAATTTTATCCAATTTACCATATCAAATATTCATATTGGATTAGCAAATGGAATTAGAAGAATTTTTATTTCAGATATACCAACTATGGCTATAGATTTCGCAACAATCATTTCCAATACTAGTTGTCTTCACGATAATATGATTGCTCAGAGAATTGGTTTGATACCATTTATTAGCAAAAATGCTGGAAAATTTAATTATTATTGGGATAATCAAGACAATAAATTATCCGAAGTTGAATATCAATTAAATGTAATTAATGAAACTGATGATATACTTGAAGTAACTTCTAACGATTTAAAAATCATTGATAATTCAAACTTGACTGGATATCAAAAAAATATATATAATTCAGTCAAACCAATTGATATGGAATATCCTATTATTATCACCAAATTAGCAAAAGGACAATCTTTACATTTTACTTGCTCTGTCAGAAAAGGAATTTCAAAAGAACATGCGAAGTTTCAACCAACTTCATCTGTTGGTTACGAAATAATATCTAACGATACTTTTAAATTTACCATAGAATCTATCGGTTCATTATCACCTCAATCAATCGTCGAAAAAGGACTCGACATCTTTACTGATAAATTATCAAAAATATCAGAACATATTGTTTAATATTAAATTTATTTGCTAAACATATATAATGGATAATAAATCAAAAAAAAATAATTGTTCAAAATTCGCAATGTATAGAAAATGTGCTTTTCTTAATTTTAAGTGTAAAGATCTTAATGGTTTAGAAAATGAAAATGGTTATATTAATAAATATATAAGATTCAATTCTTTTGAAGATAATAAAACAGAAATACCCAAAGGATATATAAAAAAGACTATCTTGCCAGAAAAAATAAAAAAAAAATGGTGTGATAGTTCTAAACTACCACTCACAAAAGATAATGAACTGTATAAAAAAATAAAAAAAAATATGAAAACATATTTTATACATGATAATGGAGCTCGTCCATTTTTGATTTATGTAGGAAAAACTATTGTTAATATTTATAAATATGATTTAAATAACTTTTCTGAAGAAGCATATTGGGAATCAAGGAAATTTCTTGATAGATCAAGAAAATTTGGATATACTAAACTTGTAGCAAAATATAAGCCTCTCAAAATATTCATTGGGAAGGGATTTTTTTATAAAAAATTCCCAAAAATAGAACACGAAAAAAATTTTGATGGAAATTCTATATTATTAAAAATAAAAAAAAATAGATATGTTTATATCGGTCATATAATATATGAATTTGATACAAATGATACTATTGTTGAATATTTTTCAATAGTTGGAAATAACAATGTTCCATATCCTGTAGCATTTGGTGAAAAAAATGTATATTTTATGCTTGATAAAGAATTTATACCATTAGATAAATTCCCTGTTTTAACAAAAAAAGAAAGAATTGATGCGTATAGCTACTACTATGGAGCAGGAAACATAAAAATAGAATATTCAAAATTTGCTAAAAAAATGAAGTCAACTAAAAATATTCATAACAGAATTTGGTAAAAATGTATTCAATTTACTTTATCCCCATACATTTTTATAAAAACAATCTCATTATTTAATTCTATTTCGATTATTATTTTAAATATGTATAATGTTTTTATTTCGCTATCTATTATTTGAACAATTCTTAGATTTTTAAATCCTAAAATATTTACATTATTATCTGTTATATCAATATTTATTTGTAAATCTTTTTCGTAATCTTCGATTATAGGAATTTCGCTTAAATAATAATTATTGTATTGTTTTATACTTGTTTGAATCATTCTACATGGAATAGCCATAATAGACTGATTACATAACATTAATATATTATTAATTTTCTTTGGTAAAAATTTAGAAGATAAATAGTCATAAACTCGTTTTATATCCTTCACTAAATTGCCATTAATAGTCAATTTTATCCGATTTATATCTTTTAATAATTGATCTAAAATAATCTTTTTTGTTTTAAAAGATTCCCTCATATCAGACATATATTGAAAATAATTCAGTGGAATTATTCTCACTATATTTTTATTGTTATTACTATAGGTTAATAAATTTGTTAAACTATCATTAATACTACTAATTTTATCCAAAATTATAAAATTTTTCCCAATATATTTTTCAAATAGTTGTTGCCTTGAAACAATTTTTTTTTTATCATAATTTACAAAATCAATAAAAACATAGTCAGTTAAAGACATCATGTTTTATACTATTATGTAATAATATCTTAAAATTGAATTTATTTAATAAATTTAAAATAAAATAAAATATTATGGCGAATTTTAATAAATTTTTTAAAACACGACAAACTGTTTTAGAAATGTTACGCGATCGTAAATACGATACTAGTAAATATTTCGATGAAAATGGTGAATATATTCAATTAAATCAAGAATTATTTAATCAAAATTTTAATATTAATAATCTTCAATTAATAGTATCAAAATTGAATTATCCTGATGACAAAATACAGGTTTTGTTTCATGAAAAAAAAATAGGAATAGATATTTTAAAACTCATTATCAGTGAAATGAATGATATTAATATTACACACACAATACTAATTGTTAAATATAAAATTACATCATTTGCAAAAAAAGAAATTATTAAACTATCACCTAAATATAATTTTGAAATATTTTTAGAAAATGAAATGTTATTTAATATAACAAAGCACAGAATTGTTCCAAAACATATCCTATTAGATGACGCTGACACAAAAGCATTAATCAATTGTTATGGTAAAAAAACATTTTATTTGCCAAAAATTTTTAAGACTGATGCTATTTGTAAATATTATGATGGAAAGGTTGGTGATATTTTTAAAATTGAAAGAGAAAAAAATATTTATTATAGAGTGGTTACTAGAGATCCAAAAAAATAAAAATATTATAAGATAATATAATATAATCAATATGACGATATCAATTTGTGATTCAAAAAATATTTTTGGATTAAATATTGCACACTTCCATCCAAGTTGGTGGAATGCATTTGCATTACTCTTACCATTTACAAATGAGCTAGCGCATCTTTTAGACAGAAATGTATTTTTGCCATATTTTGGATTGCATTCGTATCCACACCATGATAATACAATGAAAATGTTAATTAATTTTTTAGTTTTTTTGGGAATTTCTATGAATGTTGCATATAAAACAGAGCTTACAAATAAATACATGGGAACTTTTACTGGAGCAATATACACAACATGTGCTTATATATTACCAAGTTTATTTTTTAATAGAATTGTTAATTTAGTTAAACACCCACTTCTTAGACTACTCATCGGAATAATTTGTATTTATATACTAGAATTTCTTGCAACTGCCGGAATTTGCTTTATACAAAGTTGGATTAATCCTTATTTTAAGAAAAAGGAATGAAACAATTTCCATCCGTATTTTAAGAAACATGTAAATATAATATGAATTATATAAACTTTGTTTAAATATCAATATATTTATATATTTATGAATATATAAATATACTATGGAAAATTTAACAAGACAACAAAGAAAAAATCTCCGTAAACAACAATTACGAGAACGTCAAATACAACTAAAAAAAGAGAAATTAAAAAAACAAGATATTGATGTTGATGTTGATGTTGATGTTGATGTTGATGTTAATGTTGATATTGAAGAAAGAATATCTAAAGAAGAATCAGAAAGACTTGCTAGAGAAGAATCAGAAAGACTTGCTAGAGAAGAATCAGAAAGACTTGCTAGAGAAGAAGCAGAAAGACTTGCTAGAGAAGAAGCAGAAAGACTTGCTAGAGAAGAATCAGAAAGACTTGCTAGAGAGGAAACAGAAAGACTTGCTAGAGAGGAAACAGAAAGATTTGCTAGAAAGGAAACAGCAGAAATAGAAAGACTTGCTAGAGAAGAATCAGAAAGACTTGCAGAAGAGTTATCAGAAAGACTTGCTAGAGAGGAAACAGAAAGACTTGCTAGAGAAAAAACAGAAAGAAAAACCAGAGAAGAAGCAGAAAGACTTGCTAGAGAAGAAGCAGAAAGATTTGCTAGAGAAGAAGCAGCAAGACTTGCTAGAGAAGAAGCAGCAAGACTTGCTAGAGAAGAAGCAGCACAAGCAGA